AGGCAATGCCATCAGTGACAAGCGCGCCATTAAGCGTCAAAGACTGGACGCCGCCGGCAGCGGGCTTCTGCGTCGTGCAAATGCCGTTGTCGTCGGCGGTCGCAAGCGCGATAGAGACTGTAACAGCCTGCATTAGCTTTTTCCCTTTTTAGCGCCGGAAGGCGAAACGGGCCAAGATTGTCTTGCAGGGCCGGTCTTCTTCACAGCAATAGATTTTTTCTGTTCCTTTGTCATCGAAGCGGCGGCCGCTGCGGGACGGCAGGCAGGATAAGGACGCTTGCCCTTCTCGCCTTCTATTCTACCACATTCTTTGCCAGTTTTGACATCTCGCCAGTCTTCAGCGAACCATTTTCCAAGGCCGCCGCCAGACGCTTTATTTACGCGATTATCTTCACCAGACCATCTACCGCCATGCTGTTTATACCATTTAGAAGCCCATGCATTGGCATAGGCAGAAGGATAAACATCAAACTTGGCGCGGGCCGCGGCTTTTGCACGGCCCCAAAGACCGGAATTTTGAGGTTTAGCCGCCATGCTAACAATCCCACTTGCGCAGTGATTTGTTGATACGGCTATTTGGATCTGCAGCGGCGGCGGCGCCTGTCAGCTTCTTCTTCATGCCGGTCATCCGGGCGCAAAATGAAGAGCGACGAGAGGCGGCTTTATCACTTTTAGCTGCCTGTTCTTTCGACACAGGCGGCTTCAAATTCATGCCTTCGCGCTTGGCCGAAGCCCGGCCCTTCGCATTGAGACCACCTTCTGGATTCTTACCAGCAGATCTTTGCCAAGCCGGCGTCTTCGCCATAACGAATCTCCTGAAGAGAGCGGGGGCCGTTAAGCCCCCGCGTCTTTATTAGTAAGGCTTAGGCGTAGCGCCACGCGGCGAACCGCTGTGGGCCGAAGAGAAGACGCCGCCGCCCGTAGCGCGAGCAGGCTTCTTGCCTTTCGCAGCTTCAGAGAAGACCTTGCCGCCCTTTTTCATGCAGCTACCGCCCTTTTTGAAGCCGTTTGTGCCGGATTTCGCCGACTTGACGACCGCCGGGCCGTCCTGACCTTCATAAAAACCCATGATGATCTCCTATTACGACGGGTTGACGGCCAGACCAGAGGTCGCGGCAGTCGGAGGAGCGTTATCGACATACGAGTTCGCAAGCGCGCCCGCATCGCCCCATTTCGTGGCGCCAACGGCCGTGCAGTTGTTGAACACAAGGCTACCGCCAGCGGCAGCATTGAGGTTCGCAACCGCGCTGATCGTCGTCGAGGTCGAGTCAACAGCGTTGTAGAACATGCACGCTTGGAACTTGTTCCAACGGTCAATCGCGCCAGCAGCCGAACCAAGGATCGCGACCGAATTGGCCGACGACGTCATGATCGGGAAGTCGCAATTGACGAACTTGTTGCGCGGCGTGGCCGAAGCAAACTCAAGGTTCGCGTTCGCGACCGTGCGCGTAACAGTGTCCTGACCGATGGTGCAGCCAACGAACGTGTTCTCGCCCGTGCCCATGACCTTCAGCGCGCGAGCGCCGGTGCCCTGAGCCGAAGCCGTGTCTTCGAAACCGCCGAACTGCACACTATCGTAATAGTTGCGGCCGCCGTTTTCGATCCACGTCACCTGCGAGGCGTTACCCGTCGAGAAGCCGGCAAAGACGGAGAAGTTCGCAAAGATACAGCCAGAGGCCGTAACATTGAACATATTGCCGCTGTTGCCGAACGTCGCAGCCGTGTAGGTGCCCGTCGGAGGCGCGAAACGAGCGCGATTCGAAACGCCGGTCGGCGCCGTCACGCCAATCAGATGCGTTGCGTTTTTCGCCCAAGTGATCGTGCCAGTCGTCGCAGACGACGTGACAGACTGAGCAAGAGCCGTCGACATGCGGGCAGTGCCGCTCGTCGAGCCATTGCCAATCAGAACGATGACATCGTTGTTGCCAGCGGTCGCAGCAGCATAAGCCGCATAGATCGTCTGGAAAGGCGTTTCCGGCGAGAGGCCGTCATACGCATCCGAACCAGCGGCCGGATCAACGAAGAAATAGGTGCCAGTCAGCGGCAGACCGCCGATGGTGCCGAGAACCGGAACACCAAAAGACGTAATGCCATTCGGGAAGTTAGTAAGGGCCATGTTGGCGCCTCCTTAGTTTAGAGAACGAACCGAAGGATGTCCCTGCGGGTCGGAGTGGTTATCAAGATAATCGGCAGCTTTTCGGAGGATCTTTTGATCATCTTTAAGCTTACCAATACCTGTATTGCAGTCTGAGCACAGCAATCCGCGTCCCTTCATAGTGCCCTCCGGTGTTCTTTTGAGAGATACACCGGAGGACTATTGCTGTCAATCTATTGTAGCTTAACGTAACCTATTGATTACGTTGGAGTGCTACCATAGATACTTCTCCAGTTATAATAGCCGAAGCTATAACGCTCGTAACCTTTAACCAGAAGGTTATCGGTCACAAAGTCGACCTGCATATCGGTCTCGAACTTAACGCGCTCCATGTAGGAGAGACCGTCAATGTTCGTGAGCAGGAACCAGCCACGCGAATTGGTCAAGAAGTCGTTGACCATGTAGCCTTCCGGCAGACCGCCGGCAGTCATCATGATCGCATTGACGTCGTTGTTCGCGGTGCCGGGACGCAGTTCCGTCTTCGTCAGACGGATTGCAGTCGGCTCCAGAGCCGGCGGCACAACGAGACGACGACCACGCGCGAACACCTTCAGACCAGCCTGATCTTTGAAGTTCGTGCGGATGGCAATCATGCCGTTAAGCAGCGACGACTCGTTCAGGTCGACCTGAACCAGCGGCGTATTCGCAACCGTGCCACCGTCAATCGGATGGCTGTAGTTGAGAAGCGAAACGCCGTCGCCGCCGACAGACGCATTATACGTCGTCGCCGTGTTCAGGACGTTCGCGCCATAGATTTCCTTCGTCTGCTGGAAAGATTCCATCAGGCCAAGGTTCGACGGCATAAACTGTGTCTTATACAGGTTATCGTCGATGGCCTTACGAGTGATCGCATAACCAAGAGCAATTTCGACGTGCTCCTGATTATAGACGTAACGCTCGCCGGCGCTGTTATCGAACGCCGTCTGGCCGCCTTCAGTCTTCAGCTGGGCAAGACCCAAGAAGCGCATTTCCGCAGTGCGCTCAAGCGCCATTTTGGAATCATGCTTCGTAAAGATCTTGTCATACTGAGACGGGATCATCTCGTATTTGCCTTCGATCCCGCGGAGGCCGGGGAGCAGAAGGTCTTTAATGGCAGAGAGATTAACAGCCATAGTTGCCTACTCCCCTTAGCTGATGCCCGTCTGAGCGCCGTTAGCACGGGCCAGCGAGTCGTTGAACTGCACAATCACAAGATTGTAAGCAGCCGTAATGTCGGTGCCATTGGCGCCGGGCGGGTTAGCGACAACGTCGACAACGCGGAACGGGAGCGTAGCAGCCGTGCCGGGCGATTCGACATAGGCGCCAGAAATGCCGGAAGCGGCATTGCCCGAACCCATGTTGACGTCGATGTTCTGGCCGATCTTGTCGAAGCCGACATTCGTGCCGCCAGCCTGAACGAGGAACTTCGCGTTCGGGTCGTTGATGACATAAGCCTCAACGTCCTGCGAGGCGTCGCTGCCCGGCCAGTAGTTCGACCAAACGATGCGCTTCTGCGACGTCGAAAGGTATTTAACGCCAGCAAGAATGCCGGCCGTCGAGACCGTATTCGCGGGGTTATAAACCTGAATGTAGCCAGTCGCAGCGCCGGTGACGGGCTGAACGGGATCGCCGAAGTAAATCGGGGTAGCGTAGTCTTTATCAATGGTCATCGTGACCTGCTCATACGTCGGAGCAGATCCGGTGCCCTGATATTGACGGAATCCAAAGGGGCTGTTAGTGTTCGCCACGATGGTTCTCCTTCAAGGGGAGGCTCATCATCGCGCACCGGGGCGATATGGTAGCCGGGAAGTGTTTGCGCTCCACGCCGGGGGAGCAGTGCCTATTAGGCTGGTCGGATTATATACTTAATAAAGAGAAAATCAAATGCCTGTAAAAACTTCCGCTATTTCGTCTATTGAATGGATGAAAGATCAGCTTGATTATTGCCCCGTCACAGGGATTTTTAAGTGGAAGGTCAATAAAAAAGGCCATGTAAAAGCAGGCATGGAAGCCGGCGCAACTCACTCGAAAGGCTATAAAACAATTCGAGTGAATGGCGTTGATTACTTGGCGCATAGATTGGCATGGGCATTTTTTTACGGAAGCATATCTGAAAAAGAACAGATAGATCACATAAATTTAGATAGAAAAGACAATAGAATTTCAAATTTAAGAAAAGCTACTCATGAAGAAAATTGCAGAAATACAAGGTGCCGGGCTCATAATGTAAGCGGTCTAAAAGGTGCTCATTTAGATAAAAGAAACGGGAAATATAGAGCCCGCATATCAATTAAAGGCAAGCAATATTGGCTTGGATATTTTAAGACCCCAGAACTAGCCCATGCAGTATATTGCGATGTATCGCAAAAACTACATGGACTGTTCCATAGATCTTGACGACTATTCTTCCGGTATAGCCATCGCCTCGAACGATTTTTTGATCGACGGCTTAACGCGCGCATGGTCTCGCGTCATCGTGCCATCAGGCGTTCCGGCAATCTGCTGCTCTTTGTGGCGAACCTGATCTCGCGCCTTCTTCAGTTCAATAAGCTTGCGCTCCTGAACGATTTCAGTCGGGCATTCCATCAGCATGAGACCCTTACGAAGGATCGTCTGTTCCGTCGTATTGTAAGGCATCATCTCAGGATGACGCGACGCCGGCACAGCAGACCAGCCATCACGCGCAAGCTGAACCTGATAGGCAGGATCTTCTTGGCCGTAAATAGAATGGCGCTTCCATTCATATGTCCAGCCATCCGGGATGGAGTCGGGATCGACATAGAAGTCATCCGTCCCATCATCCAGTTCGCCAAGATGCGCGCGAAGTTCTTCGGCACGCTTTTTGGCTCGTGCGCGAGGGTCATCATCCCGCAAGGAAGGCCGCATAGGACGCTCTTCAGCGACATCAGCGGGCTCTTCAGCAGCAACAGACGCAGCAGCAGAAGCCGCCCGTGAGAACATGCCGGCCTTTGGCCGACCGCGAGTAGGGGTATTCATCTATATATCTCCTAATTTCCGTAGCGCTTTTCTTTAATAAGCAAAGACTTGTTCTTCGCGTATTCTTCAGGCGTCATGCCAAGATCACGCGCCGTATCGATCTCAGACCGCGTCAGGCGCATCACATTCGATGGCGTCGACTGTCTGGATACGGGCGCCGCAGGAGGGGGCGAAGACCGGCGAGGCGTCGGCGCTGCTGCAGATGACATTGGGCTTTCGACTTCCTGCTGTTGCTGGCGATTGATGCCAAGACGACCTTCAATGAAGGCGAAATACTCGTCCGTATCAGGCG